GTAATGAGGCCCGCACGCTAGAGAGGGCTGCAGGAATTGGCCGGGGCTCCTGCACTCTGTGGTCATTGCCTGTCGCGTGCTACAGGACTTTGCTATGGAGAAGGTTCGTCGCCACCCTTTCCATCCTTGACTTCTTCAACGGTGCAGAAACACCGCCCAAATGCCGTAGAAAGTTTGAAGAGTAATCTCCTCATTACAATCCAATGGCTAACGGGGCGGTGCGAGCACCAATGGCCATTATCTGACCACCAGCGCTCACCACTGATCCACCAAAATTCATCATCGATTGGTAATACGAGGGTGCCTTTTTGACCACGTTAGTGATCGCAGTTTTGTGCTTCCAAGCCCAGCCAGCAGCTGAAGCGACCCAATGAGCCGCTGTTGCCAAGGCTGTACTGTGATGCCCCTCGTTATGTTCCGCCACTTCTGTCATGGACGGAGTGGCAAGGGTATGGTCTAAATCAGGATGCGGAATGTCTGCGAAGACGCCCGCATGGTGGTTCGGATACGAGGAGGTGAGAACGAAGTTCTTGTTGCTGACTCTGTCTTCAACAAAACCCTGTTTCCCATCAGTTTCAGCAATTGCAACATACCGAGCAATAATATTAGTAGCTTTACTAAAATTTATGACCAGTTCAGTGGCGTTATTGCCCTCGAAATCCAAAGCCTGTCTGCGGGTGAGTTCATACGCCAACATACCAAAACCCTGATTTCTTAACGTACGCTCATTGGTATCAACCAACTCACTAATCACCCCATCGCGGGCAATGTCGTGCTGAGCGTACGAGACCGTCCCCTCAATGGCATCAAGTCGTCCTATATCTTCGAAAGCAACTCCACCGGCAACCAAACGGGTACCGACATCAGAGAAATACTGTCGAAGTGAGGTCCAATTTCCACCACTAGACCACTCAAATCGAACCTGATAATCACCGGTAGGCTCATCGGCTGACTTAAAGAAAGTCATTCGAAGAGCCGTTGCACCAGTCAAAGTCGTCTCATAACCCATTTTGCTCACGTGTGCTGTGAGGAATGAGTCAGGGATGGGGACCGCAGGCGAGGCAAATGGGTTGGCTAAAGCCGCCACGTACCTAGCTTGAGCTGCGTGTCCGGTGTTGATAAATTCAACTCCAGTTGTGGGGGAGGATAAAGCGGCTCCCCCGTTCCTAACATTGTTCTTGTTCTTTGTGTTACTCATTTTAACACAAAAGCGACAGCCACCTGACTGCTGCCATTAGATCTTTCTCAACAAGTTCTTCGAATTCATTTACGATTGTGGGTTCGAGTGTAAAAGCTTTACAGTAACTAAGGAGACTAGTGTTTGAGTAGGTCCCTGGAAGCACAGAAACCCTCTCATAATCCCCTTGCTTCAGCCAATAAGCTAATCCTCCTTGTAATTCTCCTTCTAGCCGTTCGCTACCCTGGCGACTCAGAACGCTGTAAAACGCCCCGACTAGCGGACAATCCGCGTACAAAGAGAGACCGCACATTCCTACATCCCGAAGGTAATCGTAGTAACGCGCAACGCCTTTTGCTGAAATGGCTATCATGTCTTTAAACACGCTCTGTGGTTTGCGCACCATCATCCACCCACGATCTAACATCACAGGCTTCATCTGACAGAACTCGATGTGCTCTACACAATAGACAGGATCTTCTGCTACCATGTTAAAACCATAAGCTACAAAGAACAAGTCAAAACTATCCAAGAATCTTGGAAGCTCCGAAATATCCATTATAGCTACCGAGTCATCACCATTGTTGACCAACTTGAAATTGAGCCCAAGAGCTTCTTTCCAATGCAACAACACTGATGTCATAATGATGACGTTTCCCACTGAGGTATTCATGTCTCCAGACATTCTACCAGTCGCTTTATACTCAAAATCGTAATAATCCCCTTTTCCCTTACAAAAATTTGTGAGTTGGCATCTCAGCAAAGCATTCAATTCCGAATCCCCCGGGAACAGATGTCTGTACACGGAGTGTTCAAAACCAAGTGCTTGCTTTGACACATGTTGATCGAACCTGCTGGCGTCGAGCCCTACCGCTACTGGACAGGAAAAGGAATTCCATTTCCTAA